ATGGAGGGTATGATGAGTAATACCGTAAATATAAAAAGAGCACAACAGGATATAGAAAAATTAATTTTAGATACAGAGAAGCTCGAGGACAAAGTGAGGGCAAATGGAAGTCATTAGCGTAATACTTATGTTTGTTTTTGGTAACATGAATGACCAAGCAACTCAAATGACACAGTATATTCCTATGAAATCGTTATCTTCTTGTATGAAAGAAGTAAGATTACTTAAAAAGAAAAATACTGGATATGATAAAGATGCTTTTTGTGGTCCTGGTATAGTAGAAATTAAAGACGGTGAAGTAATTGCTCTTTATAATGAAATACCAGAAGGTGCTAAGATGGTTAAAAAAGATATAGATGCAGCAGCATTTGAGCGATGGTCACTAAGAGCGAAAGCGAAGTGGGATTAATGGAACCTGTAACAATAGCCTATATAATTTTTGGTGCCTTGTGGGTAGCAGGCGCTATAACGTATTTATAAAAAATGGCTCACATTACTACTAGAAATGAGTATTTTACTCCTACTAAAAAAAGAACAAGTATAGGTCATTCAACAAGATCGAAACCTAAAAATAAACATAAAAGACGAACATGGAAAAAATATAATCGTCAAGGAAAAAAATGATAAAAATATGGTTATTGTATTTAATGATTTCTATGCCTAACATGCCTTCAGTAAAAACAAATTCTTTTTTATACCCAACAGAAGAGAGATGCATGCAAGCATTATCAGATTATTTAAATCTTTATGAGTCTAAATCACCAGAGTATAAAAAAAATTTAAAAACAAATGGATATTGTCTTCCTTTTGATGCTTTTCCTATAAAAGGTGTTCACGAATTAAATTTATAGAAAAAATTTATCTCTAAAACACCCTTTAAATTAATAAAACCTAGTGCAATAGGGGTAAAACACTAGAAAAATACTTTTTTGCTCTAGGACGCAAAAAATCAAGGTTTAAATTGATTTTGACTAAAATACTTCTTATCAATACTTTTATATAGCTTTTTTAATTTATTTTTATATTCTGGGTCTTCTGCGTATACTGTTAAGGTGTCAATTAACTCGTCTATGTTAACTTCGTCTAACATATATTGATTTAATCGTGTTTCACGATACAATTCATAATGGTGTGAGGTATTTAATAAATTAATATAATCATCAACTGACATACATCGACTATCATACTTTCGTAAAGCAATACCATTTTTAGATAAAATGTGTGGTTCACCTAAATCAGTTTGACGAATGCCATAATAATTTTTTGCCTCTTTAGCAAAACGTGATTCCCCCCAATTAGATTCTAACGCAGCTTGTGCAACACTTAATAAAACAGGTAATCGCTCTGGTCCTTCCCAATATTCATTAATAAATATTGTGCACTCAGCTATGCCATAAACAAATTCTTCTCTCTCACCATATTCAAAACTAAAATTTTGAATAAAAGGAGAACACATTAACATTAATGTTGCACAAATTTCTTTCATTATAAGGTTCCAAGTGAGAATGAATGATCTAATCTATAAAAATCTGTGCTTTTACAAGATCCACAAAATCTGTCGTAAGGTCCGTACATAATAAACTCTTCTTTGCAAATATTACAACAACGTTTACCTACTTTTTTAAAGTAACCAGTAGTTTTTGGTATTCCTTTACTTCTGTTTCTTTTTCTTTTTATTCTTATTTCTGACATTTTTTTTCTCCTTTTTTAATAATTTCATCCAATCCAACCTAGGACCAAAATAAAAATTTTTAACTTTATTACCAAGCCAATCATGTCCCCAATACCATTGTGCTACATGTTTCATATCAGCCATTTTTTTAAATCTTCTCCTAATACCTGTGTAGCAATATTTATTTTACTACGCAATGATTTTACGATGTGTTCATCTACTGTTTTTTCTGCAATTAAATCTATGTAAGTTACCTTAGATTTCTGCCCTATACGATGAGCTCTATCTTCTGATTGTAATCTAACTTCTAAGTCATAGCTATTGCTATAATAAACAACAGTATGGCTGGCAGTAAGAGTAATACCATACCCTCCGGTTTTTGGATTAGATACCAAGTAACGTAAATCAGAATTTTTGTCCTGGAAACTAGATATAATTTCGTTTCTATCAACCATAGGTGTGTCCCCATATAAACTCGCAGTGCTTTCCTTACCGTATTTTTTTTGAAGAGCTCTTGTAATATTTTGTATATCATACCTATAATTAGCCCATATAATAATTTTGTCATTGGTCTCCTCCAATATGTTTAATAATTCTGTTAATCTGTTATTTTTTAATTCTTTTACTTGACCATCATCTGTCGTAACATGACCACAAGTTATTTGATGTAGTCTCATCATTTGTGTTAAAGCAGAAAAAGCTGTCATTGTTCCTTGAGACAATTCTGCAAAAGCAAATTTTTTCATTTCATAATATGCTTTTTGTTGTTCAGGCGTAAGACTAACTGTTCGTTTCATATAAATTTTATCTGGTAAATCTAAACAATCTTCTTTGAGTACACGAATAGAAAATTTATCTAACTTTTCATTTAACTCATCTAGTCTAACATATTTAATAACATGACTATATGTATGTGAGCCTCCTGCAGCTTTTCTATTAGCCATAAGTGCATAACGATTTTTAAATGTCCAATAAGAAGAAAAATCTAATAAATCTGGATCAAGAAAAAAACATTGTGTGTATAAATCTAAGGGGCTTTTTGTTACAGGTGATCCTGTAAGTATTCGTCTATACTTTGCTAAAGATCTTAATTTTAAAACGTTTTTAGTTCTTGACGCCGTTGGTGCTTTTATAGTTGTAGACTCATCAATAGCCATCAAAGATCTATGTCCTAATAAAAATTTATAAGCAAATTCATAACCTTTAGATGTGCTAAATGCCTCAATATTCATCAAAAATATAGTTAAATTATCATTAATCACGAACAACGAATCTAGTGCAGCTTGTTCTTTTTTATTAGGTGTTGGTGTCCAACATACAATGTTGGCATTAATATGATCTGGTAAATGAATGGGTAATTCTTGATTTTTCCAGTTATGATATACACCTTTTGGTGCAACAACTAATGCAGAATCTATATGACCATTGTCATATAACATTGCAATATTATCAATACATACTTTACTTTTTCCTGTTCCCATCTCCATAAAATAAGCATAATCAGTCTTATCCCAAGAACATTCCAAAGCATTTAATTGGTGATTATAAGGCACCGTTTTAAATCTATAATCCATAATTTTCTACTTTCTAATTTGCCATATACCACTTGCGAAATAAAAATCAAGTGATATATGTAGAAATAGAAAAAAAGAATTATGACAGTATTTGTAGTACAAGAAATGCCTAACAGAGACATCCTTAGTGCAGAAAAATATGGCGAGCTAGTGCCAATTTTACCACCTGGTTATCAATTAATATTAAGTCCAGGTCCAACAGTAGCAAAAATAAAAAAAGTTTTAAAAGATTTTAACGATGAAGATTATTTATTATTGATGGGAGATCCCTCTCTTATTGGTGTAGCATGTTCAATAGCTGCAAAAAATAACATTAATAAATATAAAGTCTTGAAATGGGATCGAGAAAGGCGTAAATACTACCCACTAGAAATTAATATTAACTAAAGGAGAATTAAGAATGACATCATTTGATCCAAAAGATATTGCGGAGCAATTAGAAAAAGACCAACAATTTTTAGGTCAGGTTGACGATAAATCTCTCAAAGCTCTCAGTGAAAAATGTTCTAAGTTAGAAGCTGTACAGATTAAGATCGATCAACAAGAACAACATATTAAATCATTAAAAGAGCAAGAGCGCAAGATTTCTGAAGAAGAAATTCCATCATTTTTACAAGAAAAAGGCTTGACAAGTTTGACGCTAAACAACGGAACTGTTGTTAATATAGTAGAAGACATCAAACCATATATTAAAGTCGAGAACAGAGATTATTGCCATAAGTGGTTGAGAGATAACCATTTTGGTGATCTAATTAAGAACGATGTGTCAGTAAGTTTTGGTAGAGGTGAAGATGATCATGCTTCAGAACTTGTTAATCATATTCAAGGTTTAGGTTTGGTACATAAACAGAAAGAATCTGTTCATTATCAAACTTTAAAAGCATTCGCCACAGAACAACACAATAAAGGTGTTAGTCTGCCTGACGAATTTGGTGTGCACGTAGCCAATAAAACTAAACTCGTGCGAAAAAGAAAATAATTTAATACTGGAGGTATTATGACTAAGACTAAAGAAAATACTAAAGTAGTTAGTATAGAAGATAAGCTTCCTGTTGACATGTCAATCATGGAACAGGACGCACATGCAGGTCTAGAGGGTATAACTCAAGAGGATTTAGCTACTCCTAGACTTAAAATATTAATGCAGCTTTCTCCTGAACTAGAAGAAAATAAAGAAGCTCGTGCTGGTATGATAATGAATACTGTTACAGGTGATCTTTATGACGGTGAGGCAGGCATTACTGTTGTACCTGTTGCGTATAATAGACAATATGTTGAATGGTCTGACAGAGGACAAAGCTCGGGAGCTCCTGTCAATGTTTATGACGCTGATAGTGATATACTATCTAGAACAACACGTGATCAAGGTAACAAAGATAGACTAGATAACGGCAATTATGTTGATGTAAATGCTAATCATTTTATTCTTTACTTTGATGATGAAAATAATCCTCAACCTGCTTTGGTAACAATGAAAAGCACTCAACTCAAAAAAAGTAGACGTTGGAATTCAATGATGTTGAATTTAAAAATACAGGGATCGAAAGGACCTTTTACTCCACCGTCATACAGCCACACATACAAATTAAAAGTTGTTAAAGAAAAAAATGATTTAGGAACTTGGTATGGTTGGGATGTAGAAAGAGTTGGACCTGTTGAATCTAAAAGTGTTTACGAAATGGCAAAAACTTTTGCTGGTAGTGTAAAATCTGGTGAAGTAAAAGCTAAACCAGATCAAGACGCACAAAAGTCAAATGTTCCGTTCGAGTAAAATAAAAGGCATAAGGCCAGGATATTCCTGGCCTTGTAAACACATGGGAAGAAAAGAGAATGCAGGAATACGACGTAGCAACATTTAAAAAGATATTTCAAGGACTTGACCGTGCTTACGGACAATATCGTAGTGGCGATACAAAAAGAAATGGTAAGCAAGGTGGATCAGCGTATATTGTTAAAAGCAATGTTACTGATAAATTATGGAAAGAACATTTAGAAGGTAAAGACCCTAGTTTAGGTATCATTCCGATTATGGATGATAATAAATGTCATTGGGGATGTATTGATGTTGATTCCTATCCACTAGATCACAAAAAAATCATAAAAGACATAGAAGAAAAAAAATTACCACTAATTGTATTTAGATCTAAAAGTGGTGGTGCACATATATTTTTATTTACAACAGAGCCAGTTACAGCAAAATTATTGCGTGAAAAGTTAATGGATATTGCATCTATTATTGGTTACGCTAATTGTGAAATATTTCCTAAACAGGAAGAAATACGAGCAGACAGAGGAGACACAGGAAACTTTTTAAATCTACCTTATTTTAATGGTGATGAAAGTAATCGTTATGCTTTAGATAAAAATGGACAAGCATTAACTTTACAAGAATTTTTTAATAGACATGCACAAGCAGCTCTTACAAATGAACAACTTAAAAATTTACAAATAATAAAAGAACAAACAGACACATCTTTTGATGGTCCTCCATGTTTAGAAAATCTTATGTCAGAAGGTATACCTGAAGGCGGAAGAGACAATACACTTTATCAATACGCAGTATATGCTAAGAAAAAGTATCCAGACAATTGGAAAGATAAAATAGATACATTCAATCACAAATATATGGACAGGCCCCTGGGCTCAGCGCAAGTACAAAAAACAATTAATCAACATGAAAAAAAAGATTATCAATTTAAATGTAAAGATCAACCTATGTGTTCGGTATGTAACTCAGGGCTATGCCGAACTAGACAATTTGGTATTGGTCAAAGTTTTTCTTATGACTTTGATAGTTTGTCTAAATATGAATCTGATGAACCTATATGGTTTTTAAATGTTGGTGGTAAACGATTATTTTTAGATACTGATTCTTTATATGATCAAACAAAGTTTGCAAAAGCATGTATGGATCAATTAACAATTTTAATATCACCTGTAAGTAAAAGAGATTGGATTGCTAAAATACAAGGACTATTAGCTACGGCTGAGACAATTGAAATGCCACATGAAATACGAAAAGTAGGACAGTTTGATAATCACCTAGAATCATTTATTTTAGAGCAAGGTGAGGCAGAACAGATTGATGAAGTATTGATTGGTAAAGCATTTAAAAAAGATGATAAAATATTTTTCATACTTAAAAAACTTCAAGATTATTTAAACAGGAAAAGATTTACAGGATTTACGGACACGCAAATGGGAGCTCGGATCAGGGACCTGGGAGGAGACTCAACAAAACAGCGTATTCGCAAAGACAAAAAACTCGTTCATCTTTGGTATGTTCCAGAAAATTTTGCTGAAAGAGATGAGAGAGAAATTAAAACACCAGACATGAAAGAGCAGGTACCATTCGCATGACAAAAGATACAATAAGAAGTAAAGATGGATTACGAACAGTTGGTATGTATCCACTTAACTGTAGAGAAATAACTTTTAAATACAACAATAAATATAAAGATCAATATGTTTGGCCAGACACAGATCTATTATCACCTTCTCGTGTTTTTGATGGCACAGGAGATAAGTCAGGATTAGAGAGATGGAGAAAAAAAGTTGGTGATGAAGAAGCTGATCGCATAATAGCAGAGTCACTTAGTATTGGTAAAAGCATGCATCAATATTTAGAAAATAGTATTTTAAAATTTTCTAATACTAAATATCAAAACCATCCACCTATAATTAATCCTAAGTTGCACCCTCATTATAATATTGCTTACAAGTTAGGAGCAACTATTTTAGAATTAGGATTAAAAAATAGATTAGAGGAAGTATGGGGTTTAGAAGCTCATGTGTATTACGAACATTTTTTTCGTGGTATTATTGATTGTGTTGGTATTTATGAAGGCGAACCATGTATTGTTGATTTTAAACAAAAAAGAAAAATGCCACAAAGACAATATATTGAAGATTATTTTATGCAGTTAGCTGCGTATGGAATTTGTCATAATTACATGACACAAACAGAAATAAGAAAAGGTGTTGTTTTAATCGTAGATAGAGAATTTAATTTTAAAAAATTTATTATAGAAGGCGAAGAATGGAAATATTATGCACGTGAGTTTTGTAATAGATTAGAATTATTTATTGATATAGATCTTGATAAAAAAATTGAAGCTCATAAAGCAGCTAAACTTCGTAAACATACTATTGAACGATTAAGAAGAGTGTATGACAACTAAAATTATATTAGGTCCACCAGGCACAGGTAAAACAGAATATTTGTTACGCCGTGTAGAGGAGGAGTTAGCTAATGATATACAACCACAAGAAATAGGTTATTTTTCTTATACAAAAAAAGCTGCTAGAGAAGCAAGAGATAGAGCTCTTGTTAAGTTTCCTCACCTAGATAAAAAACATTTTAAATATTTCAGAACATTACATAGTCTAGCATTTCAAGAACTAGGACTATCAACAAAAGATGTAATGCGTGATGTTAATTATAAAGAGTTATCACAAATACTTGGTATAAAATTAAAAAACACAAACAGCAGATCCAATGATGGATTAGCTATTCAGGACGAGCCCTACTCACAAATTATAGATCTTGCACGAGTGCGCAATGTTAGTTTGCGTGAGCAATTCAATATATCAGGTCATCTTGATGGTGGTTGGTTGAAGTTAAAATATATAGCTGATGGTATAGAAGAATATAAAAAAGAAAGAAACTTGTTTGAATTTACAGACATGATTGTTAAATTTAATAATCAAGAAATATGTCCTGAGTTAAAAGTTTTAATTATAGATGAGGCGCAAGATCTTGCTCCTATACAATGGACAATGGCAAAGAAACTTATAGCCTATGCAGGTAAAACTTATGTTGCTGGAGATGATGATCAATCAATTTATAGATGGGCTGGTGTTGATCCAGATGATTTAATTAATCTTGACGGCGATAGATATATTCTTGATCAATCTTGGCGTGTTCCTCGTAAAATACATGATGCAGCAACAACATTAATTAAACGTGTTAAAAATAGAATACCTAAAATATGGAATTCAAAGAGTGACGAAGGTGTTATTAAATATCACAGCACACCATTTGATACTAATTTACACGAAGGTCAGTGGCTTGTTTTAGGTCGTGATCGATATACACTTGATCGTGTTGAAAATGAAATGAGAGCCAGAGGATTTTTCTTTTCTCGTTTATATAACGGTGAGTCTGTTCCTTCTGTTAGTAGAAAAAGATTAAATGCTATTAATGCATGGACAGATCTTACGATGCGTGACAAAGAAATAGAACTTGATCGTGTAAGAACAATTTATCATTATTTAGAAGTTAATAAACAAGTAAAGCATGGATTTAAAACTATGCCTAATGCGTCGGATGATATTCTATATACATACGATATGCTAGAAAAAGATTTTGGTCTACTTGTGCCGAAGGATAAAATTTGGCACAAAGTGTTAGACTTTCCTTTGTCAGATAAAGTTTATATTATTTCCTTGTTGCGCCGTAAAGAAAACCTGAACCGCGCACCACGGATCACGTTATCAACTATTCATGGATCTAAAGGTGGTGAAGCTGACAATGTTATGTTGTTGACAGAACTACCTCGAGTGATTGATGAAAATTATTTTCAGAATAAAGATGACGAAAGGCGGGTATTCTATGTGGGGATGACACGTGCAAAGAAAGAATTACATATTGTGCGTTCACAAACAGAGCGTGAATTTAAGGAGATATTTAACTAATGGAAATAACAAAGAAAACACTGTTAGATGCACTTGAAGCTGTAACAGGTAAAAGAGAAGACGACTATGGAAACAAATTAAAAAATCATCAGAACATTGCAGATCTATGGAGTATATTTTTAAAACATAAAATAACAGCTCACGATGTTGCGATTTGCATGGCTCTGCTAAAGATTGCACGTCTAATGCACTCCCATCATGATGACGCTTATATCGATTTAGCGGGCTATGCTGCCATTGCGCGGGAAATTGAAATAGAAGGGAAATTGAAACGATGACACAGATCCCTTTATTTCAACCTCCAAGCGAGTGGCTTCCTCCCGAAACTATACCTGATTTACATGACGCTGATCAGATTGCGATTGACCTTGAGACCTACGACCCAGGAATCAAGGACATCGGACCTGGTTGGGCTACAGGACATGGAAAGATTATAGGTGTAGCTATCGCCGTTGATGGGTGGCAAGGGTATTTTCCTTTGCACCATCAAGGTGGTGGAAACTTTGATGAAAAAATATTTAAAAGACAATTTAAAAAAATATTAGAGTTGCCTTGTGATAAAATATTTCACAATGCTCCGTATGATGTTGGTTGGTTAAAACAATGGGGACTGGAAGTTAAAGGTCGTATTATTGACACAATGATAGCAGCTCCGTTAATTGATGAGAATCGTTTTCGTTATTCTTTAAATGCACTAGGTAAAGATTATCTCCAAGAAACAAAATCAGAAGCAGGATTGTATGAAGCTGCAAAAGCTTGGGGTGTTGATCCTAAAGGAGAAATGTATAAACTCCCTGCCCAGGACGTTGGACCTTATGCTGAGCAAGATGCAGCTCTGACGCTTCGTTTATGGAATCATTTTAAGTTAGAGATTATTCGACAAGAGCTCACAAACATATTTGATTTAGAGACAGATCTTATTCCTATGATGATAGATATGAAATGGAAAGGTGTGCGTGTTGATGTTGATCACGCAGAGAGAATAAAAAAAGATTTGGAAAAAGAAGAAAAGAAAATTTTAAAACAAATTAAAGAAGACACAGGCGTTAATGTTGATGTATGGGCAGCTGTAAGTGTAGCTAAAGCATTTGATGCAAAGAAAATAAAATACCAAAAAACAGAAAAATCTGGCCAGCCTAAGTTTGATAAAAATTTTTTAGCAACGCACCCAAGTTCTTTGGCAAAGAATATTGTCAATGCACGTGAGATAAATAAAGCAAGAACAACGTTTATTGACAGTATACTTAAACACGAACACAACGGTAGAATACACAGCGAGATACACCAAATGCGTTCCGATCAAGGAGGTACGGTAACAGGTAGGCTAAGTATGTCGAATCCTAATCTCCAGCAGATTCCGTCACGCAACAAGATCCTGGGACCTCTGATCCGGTCTATATTTATACCTGAGGAAGGAACTCAATGGGGATCTTTTGATTATTCGCAACAAGAACCACGGCTCGTTGTTCACTTTGCTTCACTAACACATGGTGGATTAATTGGAGCTGATGAGTTTGTTGATGCTTATTCAGATAATCCTGATACAGACTTTCACCAAATAGCTGCAGACATGGCTGGTATTGATCGTAAAACAGCTAAAACAATTAATTTAGGACTAACATATGGCATGGGTAAAGGTAAACTTGGAAGTCAATTAGGTCTTGGTAAAGAAGATGCAGAAGAATTATTTCTAACATATCACAGCCGTGTACCTTTTGTTAAACAACTAACAGAACAAGCAATGAAGACAGCAGGCGATAATGGTTTTGTTAGAACTATTCTAGGTCGTAAGTGTCGTTTTAATACATGGGAGCCTAACATGTTTCGTGTTGGACCTACAAAAGCTTTACCTCGTGATGAAGCAGAAAGAGAATATGGTAAAAATATAAAAAGGGCTTGGACATACAAAGCGTTAAATAAATTAATACAAGGAAGTGCAGCTGATCAAACAAAACAAGCTATGCTTAATTTATACAAAGAAGGATTTATTCCTCACATCCAGGTTCATGATGAATTAAATTTATCCGTAACAGAAGATCAAATGCAACCCATAAAAGAAATTATGGAAAATTGTATAGAACTAAAAGTACCATCAAAAGTTGATGCAGAGAAAGGTGATTCATGGGGAAAAATAAAAAAATAATACTCGAATTTACTATGTGTCCAAACTGTGCTAAAAATGTGTTACCTGATCATGTTAAAAATGAAATTTATGTGTGCCCTGAGTGCGATGAATTGTTTCAAATAGTAGAAGAAATAGAGATAGATTTTGAAGCTGATTTTGACATCGAGCCAACAATCCACTAAATAAAACATATGTTAACAAATATTTTACTAGGATTAATACTTTTAGGTTTAATTTTTATAGGCTTTATGGTGTTTATTATTGGCCAAAGACAAGACGAAGATAGAAAAAAATAGTTATTGACTTATCCCATACTTTTTTGTATACATGGGATTAGTTTGGTTAAGACATTATGAAAACGATTAAATTCGACTACAGGAAAGTCTTATTAAATTTACTACCTGTCCCAATGAATTGACATTGTGGGTATAAAACGAAGCCAAACTAATAAACAGATTACCTCCCATCAGACATCAATAGAGGAGGACAAAGAAAGGTGGTACTAAAATGCCAGAATTAAGAATAGAATATGAAACAACGTTTAATCAAGGATATCATCTTGGTTATCGTATTGCGATGGTAAAACAATGCAGAGGTCTTGCAAAAATTTACAGAAAACACGGCGATACAGAAATGTATAATTTTTATAATGATCAAGCTAAACAATGGATTGGACTTGCTAGACTTGTAGGACGAAAATTTTGTCCTGTAGAAGCGCAAGAAAATACGAAAGTAGATCTTTACGGTAATATTGTAAGACAAGCACTAAAAGCATGACGTGGTTTTTACTTGTAGCGTTGTGTTTATTGTTTTGGAAGCCACTGATAGCAGTAGCTTTAATTATAATGATTTTAATGAATTTATAGGAGAAATATGACGGATATAACTAAATATAAATCTGTTGCTGTACGCTTACCAATTTGGAATAAGCTGCAGGCAATTGCAGGCGAAGATTTTCGCTCTGTAGGAAAAGTAATAGAGTTCCTTGTTGATAAGGAAGATAAGGTAAGAGAAAAGAAAAAGAAAAATGGGAGCGCAAAATGAATGATGTAACACCATCCTATGTAAAACCAGAAATGACGGTAGAAGAAGCACTAGAAGTGGTTCTAAATTATTGTAAGAAAGATGTGGCAGAAAAAAGCACGTTTCCTTTAGCTATTATAACGCTAGAGGATCATAAAGCATCGCTCGAGCGCAAAAGATCACGGGACACGGAACTTGTTGATACACAATTGGTTGACAAAACATAAAAAATGCTCATATATATTATGTGGATGCCGTGATGGGTCCACATAATCTTGCTTACAAAAGGAGATAAAATGAACGAGCTAGATATAATACGTAACCATTTTCTTGGTTTTCATAATGACTTTTTTGATAGTTTCAGAAGAGTCTCAACTTACCCACCCTACAATATTAAAGAAAAAGATGACAAAGGTGTCATTGAATTTGCTGTTGCAGGATTTACTGACAAAGATCTTAAAGTTCATGTTGTTGAAAATACTTTAACGATTCATGGATGTAAAACAAAAGAATTAAATGATGATTTAGTTCACAAAGGTATTTCTGATAAAACTTTTACTAAAAGATTTCAACTACATAAACATATTGTTGTTGAAGGTGCTTCTTTAAAAGACGGCCTGTTATTTGTTGCTTATCATAAGGAAATTCCTGAGTCTGAGAGGGCAAAAAACATAGAAATTAAGGTAAAATAACAATTTTATTGCTATAAACCCATAAAAATAGTATATAATTATTTACTTTTTGTAAAAAAAGCCCGACACCTGGGCGGTTACTCTTTGCGGAATACTGCGTGGTGTGGCAAATCGGAGAGACGATTACCAATAGGTGTACAAATGAAAAAAAACACTGAGTTAAATGACAATGAAATCTTAAAAACAAGAAGTCTACTCGTGCGTATTATCGAGGAAGACAAAAAGTTAATACCCAATTCAGAACAAAAATTAAAAACTGTAGAAACATTTAGGCGTGTTTGGGAATCTAGAAAATCAGGTGATTCACCTGCGCTTAGAAAAAATACAGTACAAATGTTGCGTGATTTTACTGTCCGAATGGTAAATGGATAAGATAGAAAAAATTGTAGCTGCTGTCCGTAAAGAAGGAGAGGATCATGTGCGTGTTACTTTTACTGACATGACGGATAAAGTATACCGTAAACAAGATTGGCAAATGCTTGTCGGCAAAGGAAAACAATTTTTGTTAGATGATAAAAATGTGGATATAGATTTTATTAATGAACTTTTAATCGAAAAAACATAAAGGAGAAAAATGAGTGACCAACTTATATATAGCGCTCTTGTTGCTGACTGTAATAATGATATTGCTGCAGCTAGAGCAGAACTTTCAATATATTTACGATCTTCCGTAGGAATCGGAGAACATCCACAACACTTGGATGAATGTAAAAAAATACTACAAAAACTTGCGGATGCTAAAGATAGATTAGCAACATTACAAGAAGAATTTACACAAAAACCTAAACCTACCCAGAAACCAAATGAACCAAAAAAATGATCAACAATATAATATTGACTTTAATATTTATCGTCCTTTTGGTCCTAGTGTTTTGCACGCAAATCTTCCTCAAATTCTTGTTGATGCTATTAATACAGTTTCAAACGATATACTCGATGATGAAAAAAAGCGTCAAGAAAAAGATTACAGCCAGAACTTGGCAGGCAATGTAAAATACGAAATACAATTTCCGATGGACAAGTTACCTGCTTTTGGTGACACGCTAACAAAACTTGTATCGGGGTACGTGGATAATGTTTTAACAGAAAAAGAAAGACCTAAAGGTGATTATGAGCTCGGTTATAAAACATGGGTTGTTTCACAATACGCAGGTGACTTTAATCCTGTTCATATTCACGATGCTAATTTGTCTGGCGTTATGTTTTTAAAAATGCCTGAGAAGTATGAAGAAGAATATAGACGAGAGGATCACCATCCAACTGTTGGTTGTTTAGAGTTCTTAGGATCTATGCCTGGTCATTTTAGTAAACACAGTTATTTAGTTAAACCGGTTATTGGAGATGTATATTTATTTCCAAGCCAATTGGCTCATCAAGTATATCCGTTTAGGTCAGAGGGAGAGAGACGTTCTTTAGCGTTTAATGTTCACTTTAGCCTGAAGAAGCAATCGGATCAGCCTGTGAAAGATGCCCGTTCGCTTGGAGTTTCTTAAACTCATCTTCTGCTTTGCCGTAGGCTTCTGTTATTAGTTTTTGGGATTTGATTATGTCAGCTAAATATGCAATTTTTAATAGATCTCTTTGTCGTTGTTCGTTTAGTTCCTTAATTGTTAAACGACAAGAACAAGTGTCGTTGCATGTGCATGATGTCATAATCTCTCCTATTAATTTTTAGTGTGGAACTTTCCACAATACACGAAACACGGACATGGGATCAAGTATTATCTTTAATCCAGGCAGATAATTCTGATCGAGACAGCAGCTCAGTCATAAAATTGCCAAAAGAATTGACTACTGTCTCTTCTTCTTTGTCTTTTAAGTTGTATTGATAGAAACCAACATGCAACATTTCATGGATTACCACGTTAACAGCATCTGGACCGCCTAATTCGATTATACTTTTATCAAAATATGCCTTGTAAGGAACTTTAAATATTGAGGCACCCTGGGCTTCAGAAACTTCGTAGGCTAGATCATGCTCTATAAGGAGTAATTCACAGGTGAAGGGACCCAGGGTTACCTTTTTCGGGAGTTGAATATTCTTTCTAGCCATTACCATTCCTTACAGTTGGGATAATAGACAATAATAAGGGATTACACAACCCTATAGTTGCACAGAATATAATTTTATTTTTAAAATATAAAAAATATACTGTTTTAGAGGTAACAAGGTAACAAATGATATAAGTAACTGAAATATATATATTATTACTGTTACCTCTATGTTACCTATACAATATACTATAGGTAACAAAAGTAACATAAGCAGGCTTTGACAAAATAATATTTTATATTATAAATATATAATTTGATTTATAACATCTATAAGGAGAAAACAAATGAATAAAAAAGTTCCTAAAGGATACCATAAAACCAAAGATGGTAGAATAGCAAAAAAAGGCTTATATTATAATATAAACAAAGCCAAAAAATCTGGCAAAAGTAAACCAGGAAAAGGCACTGTTACAGATAAAGCTTTAGCTCAATCTGCAAAAACAGCAGTAAAACCTAAAAAGAAAGTAACTTAAAATGAAAGGTGTAAAACATTATACATCTGATGGTAAAGTTTGGACTGGTGGGATGCATAAAATGAAGAATGGCACATTACATACTGGTAAAACACATACTAAAAATTCAAAAAAACTTTTTCATTATGGTGATGTAAAAGAAAAAATATTAAAATTAAAAAATAAAAAGAAAGTGGTTTAGTTAATGGGTTATTCTAAAGAACATAAAAGTGAAACTGGTGGTTTAACACAAAAAGGAAGAGATTATTTTAAAAAAACAGAAGGATCTAATCTTAAAAGACCTGTTAACAAGGGAACAAACGCAAGACGTGTTTCTTTTGCAGCACGTTTTGGAGGTATGAAAGGTCCGATGAAAAAACCTGATGGTTCTCCTACAAGAAAAGCATTAGCATTAAAAAAATGGGGATTTGGAAGTGTCGCAGCAGCAAAAAACTTTGCAAAAAATAACAAAAAAACAACTTAGACGATTAACTCCTAAACAATATAAATTTGTTTTATTGATTGTTACAAAAGGAGATAAATCTAGTCCAGCAGATTTAGCAATTGAGGCTGGTTATTCAGAAAAATCAGCGCCACAAATGGCAGCTAATTTACAAAACCCTAAAATATTTCCACAAGTTGTTGCAGAAATACAACGAATGCGTGATGAGTATAATGAGAAGTTTAAAGTTACTTATTCTAGGCATATTAAAAGACTAGATGTTTTGTCTCATAAAGCAGAAGACGCAGGTAATTGGAATGCGGCAGTTGCGGCAGAAAAGTCCAGGGGCCAGGCAGCAGGATTATATATTGACAGAAAAGAAATACTTACAGGATCTATTGATCAGATGTCAAAAGAAGAGGTTGAATCTAAATTAAAGGAAATTGAAAAACAATTTTCCATAAATACTGACATAATTGAGGTAAAAGAACAAGATTTGAAGATTGACAACAAGGACAAATAGTATAATTATGGGATAGAAATTAACAGGAGAAAGTAGAATGAATATATTTTTTTTAGATAAAAATCCTAACGTTGCTGCTCATAAGCAATGTGATAAACATGTTGTTAAAATGGTTTTAGAAACAGCACAAATGTTATCTACAGCTGCAAGAAGACATGGAAAAGATTTAGGATACAAATCAGCTTATCATAATCATCCTATGACTTTATGGGTTGGTAATAATTTAGATAATTATGTTTGGACTGTTGAGCATGGTAAAGCTCTTGCTATAGAATATACTGCAAGATTTGGTAAAGTACATAAATCAGAATCAATTATAAAAGAATTAGATGTTTTTTGGGGTGATCCAACACAAATAACTACACCACCTCAATGCATGCCTGACGAATTTAAACAAGATGATTTTGTTAAAGCATATAAAGAATATTATAAATCTAAATTATTGTCCTGGAAAGTTCCTCCTCGTTGGAGACTAGACGAGCCTGATGGAGTTGCTGTTTGATAAAACATTTAGATTTATTTAGTGGTATTGGTGGTTTCAGTCTTGGACTTGAAGCTACTGGTGGTTTTGAAACTGTAGCATTTTGTGATGTAGAAAAGTTTCCAAGAAAAGTGCTGCAAAAGCATTGGCCTGATGTTAAACAATATAAAGATATAAAGGAATTAACTTATGAAAAACTCAAAGCAGATGGAATTGATACCATTGACATCCTCACCTGTGGATACCCTTGCCAACCTTTCAGTGTCGCAGGTAGAAAAAAAGGTGAAAAAGATCCGAGACATCTCTGGCCAGAGTGTTTTAGACTTATCAAAGAATGTAGGCCGACTTGGGTTATTGGAGAAAATGTTAGTGGACACATTAAACTCGGTCTCGACACGGTACTCGAGAACTTGGAGAGTGAAGGTTACGCCGTTAGGACGTTTAGTATTCCAGCTTCTGCCGTCGGTGCCAACCACAAAAGAGAGAGAGTCTGGATTATGGCTTACTCCGAGCGCAACGACAATCAACGGCAGGTCTCAGGAGTCAATGGAGAAGAGAAAAAAATATCGAGAGAGCATAGGGAGGACAACAGTACCACCAGGAAATTTAGCAGAACAAGTTCAATACGGGAAACCGACAACGGAAATGTGGAGGACACCAGACGCTCATTGTGGCAGGGGTCCGAGCTCCAAAGACAGAATGAAAATGAAACTGGAGAAGGGAATGCCAATCAGTCTGAACGATCAAGTAGCTCATCCAAATCTGATGTGGCCGACACCAAATCACACGGATCATTTAATGAACAAAAGCGAGACATTAAAAGCTTGGGAGGAGAGAGCAAAAAAGAAGAAAGAAGAAAAAGGAATCAATCTTCAGTTTGCTCTTCGTCACGCAGTACAGAGATGGCCGACACCGAGAGCATCAGCAGCTATGGCAGAGAACTCAAACAGCATCAGAAAAAGAGTGGAGAGGAAGGGACGACTAGGATCAAAACTGGAAGAGTCAGTAGCGATGGTGCCAACACCGACAGCGAGAGATTACAAGGACAATGGTCTGAACACCAATTATCAGAAAGCCAAGGAGAAGAACAGATTGGCTGGGACTGCTGGTGGGAGTTTGAACCCGACGTGGGTAGAGTGGCTCATGGGGTACCCTCTAGGGTGGACAGACTTAAAGGATTAGGGAACAGTTTAGTTCCTTATGTTCCTTATTTGATAGGTCAAACTATACTCAAAACATATGAAACCAGAGACTAGATTTTGGCAACAATTGAAAAGAGCAACGCCAGAAATTCATTGGTTTCGTATAGAATCTTTCAGTAGTCCTGGAATTCCTGATTTATATGGAATTTTTCAGAATAAAAAGGGAAAAACAATAACATTTTGGGTAGAATTAAAATGTAGTGAGATGAATAAAGTTAGGCTATCTCCTAAGCAAATTTCGTGGAATTATACTCATTCTAAACTTGGTGGAATTAATTACATTATGGTCCAGGCCCTCTCTGATAGTAGCGTGCATATTTATCCAGGATCCGAGGTTCGTGAACTCTGCATCAAGGGACTTCTCCATCCTCCATTGCTCCATTGCCCATCGGTAGACCAGGTGATGCATCTGTTCCAGCATGCAGCGGCCTGATCCCGGGTTCGGGAACCGTTCTCCATTGCGAAGATGTCCCTGATTTCTGGGATAAATGGTAGGAAGAAAGGCCGCCGAACCAGGCGTAGCAGGAAGTTCTCCATTGGCAACTTTTCCCTGAATTTCTGGGATAAATGGTAAGACCAATGGTGCGTACCAGCTCAACAGGAAGTTCTCCATTGGCGACCTTTCCCTGAATTTCTGCCATTACCCGAGAGGCATGAATCCAGATCCTCCAGGAAGCTGCAGCATTTCCATTCTCCATTGTCAAGTTTTCCCTGATTTATGGGCATATTACCAAGGATCCTGTCACGCACGTGCGCAGCATGCGTACTTTTTCTCCATTGCGAAAAATTCCCAGACTTCTGCCATTATGGTAGGTGATAAGCAGCACCGGGATCCAGGAACGTGTAGCAGCAGGTAAATGGGCAAATTCTCCATTGGGAAAAATTCCCTGATTCGTGGGTATATTAGGAGTCTTAACACGCAACCAGCTCACCGGGGGTTCGGGTAAGCTGCTAATAAAATTTCTTTCGCCTGTTGACATCCTAGATAAATGGGACTATATTAGAATTATGTGTTGGTAGCCGCACATATAAAAAAGGACTATCGGGGGACAGAAAGTGTTATTTAGAAGCTTGCTCGGTAACTGCTGCCCTTCAGGGGCTGGCAATGAAGCTTCGTCCTTCGCCGGTTGATCAGAGCGCCGTTCGAAGTTTCCATGCCCTTAACAGAAAGGAACAACATGACTGATAGAGAAAAAAGCTGCAAAGACCTGGTCTCCAGTGAATGGAAAGACAGGCAGAAAGATCTGCAACAAGAAGAGTTTGAAGGGCTTTCGATTGATTACGTAAAACCCAATACATTTACCGACCAGAAGGAGGGATACTGGCGCTGGCAGTTCTCCTGGGGTGGACCAAGTGACGAGCTTAGGGCGTATGTTAACAGGGATGACAGTATGCATCGTCTTGAATATTGGTTCATGGATTGGTTTGACGGGGCAAAGGTTAACGTAGCTGCAGAGCATCCTGCGTGGGAGAAGATGCAGGACATGATCACGCACACAGCTCCAGGACAACTGGCACATGCATCGTAGTGGCCTACTTTTTCGGTGCGATGATTGTAGGGGTCATACTGTTTACCAGGTTCCGCTGGATCCGCATCGGCGTGGTCCTACTTCTTTTGTATTATAACCATGCCACTTCATAACCGGTTCCGCAGCTGGCAGGAGAGTCTGCATTGCGTGTCCTCACAGGATTGGTGTATATATTAGGAGGCTCTAGATAGGGGGACCCTGTTGCGTAATTTCGTGTGAAAATTATCTTATTGACATTATCCCATATTTATGGTAGAGGTATAATTAGAAAGGAGAATTTATT